GTGTAAAATATTCCTGGAATAATTCTGTATGGCTGATACTCTTATCTCCGACAATGATCTCAAGTACGTCCGGGCCGAGGCCCTGCGTACCTTGATCGACGTCTGCGACATCTACCAGCGGACCGATACCCCGGACACCACAGGCGGCTTCACTCAGGAATGGGACCTCACCCATGCCGACGTCAAGTGCAGGCTCACCCCAGCACGGCCGGGCATGGAACGCACGGCTGATGGCCGGTCAGTGGCCGAGAGTCAGTGGATCGTCACTCTTCCGTATGACCAGGCCCTAGATGAAAAGATGCGGGTCACCCACCAGGGCGTGACCTACGAGGTGGTCTTTGTCAACGACGCCAAATCCTTCGACACGGCTCGGAGAGCGACCCTTAAACGTCGCGACGACAACTAAGGGCCTGGCCTGGTTCCAGTGCATCTCTTGTGGAGCACGTCTTTTCAAAGGAAATCTGCCCACAGGGGCCATAGTCGAGCTTCCCTGTCGTAAGCATCCCTGTAAACAGTACAACGTCTTCAAGGGCGTTCTGGACGATTCCCCGGCCTCTCAGTGGGATCCTGACGGTACCGGAGGGTTCATTGACAGGCGTGTTACTTAGGACTATCTTTAACGTGATGCGGGGAAGTTGGGTCAGCCGGGGTCTCATAAGCCATCGGCTCCCCGGTTCGATTCCGGGCTCCGCTACCAACTAAATAGCAGAGGCTCTAGAAGCCCAACGAGCGTCTCGAACGCCTAAAGGTGAGACCCACGAGGTCCTGGCTTTCTATGCCGGGACCTTTTTTTATGGCGTTCGGGTACGAAATAAAAGTTGACACCAAAGTCCTAGACAAGTACGCAAAGACTCTTGTCGATCGCCTCTCTCCCGTTGTCTACAAAACAGCCCACGACGTCGAAGCAGGCGCTAAACAACGGGTCCCGGTCGACACTGGAGCCACTAAGAGCTCGATCCAGGTCTTTCCCGAGGACGAGCTCACCGCCTACGTAGGCCCCACCACCTCTTACGCTCCGTTCATCGAGTTCGGCACCGGCCGGCGAGGTGCCAGCAGCAACCATCCAGACCTCCCTTCCGGGTACAGACACGGCCCGTCAGTAGGCGGTCGGGCACAACCATTTCTCACCCCTGCGCTAGAAGCTGAACAAAAACAGTTTCGTAAGGCTCTCACCGAGGTTATGAACCGAGTTGGCTAACTTCCGGCTGAACGCAGACAAAGCGGTATTTGACACGTTGAACGTCCAGGCAATGCTGAACCTAGCGATTGGCGGGGTTTACAACGCTCAGGCACCTCAACAGGTCAAGCCACCTTTCGTCGTTTTCCAAATGCTCTCGAAGGAAGATGAGAACAGTTTCAATGGCCGGTACGCCAACGCTCTCTACATGGTTAAGGCAGTGTCCAAAAGCCCCTGGCCCAAAGAGGCCATGGATGTCGACACTCAGATTGATACCTTGATGGAGGATGCAACCCTGACGATCACGGGTTACACCGCACTCCACTGCCGGCGAGAGCGGGACCTGGCCCTTGTAGAGGAAGTCGACGCTGGCGAGACCTACCAGCACGTCGGTGGTATCTACCGGGTAAAGGCAGACCAGACTTAATGGGTATGTTTGTACAGGCGATGGTCAACCTCAAGATCCCACAGGGACCAGGAGTTATCCCGAGCTCCATCAAAGTTCCAGCCGGCCAGGTTGTTGAGTTGGACGGCACAGAACCTATCGACGTCGAAGGGCTTATCAATCGTGGGGCAATCCGCAGGGTAACCAGAAAGAAGAAAGCTAATGGCTAGATTCTCAGCGCAGTCGGCCACGGTCTACAAGGATGAGCTCGACATCAGTGGGATCTCCAACGGGATCGCGATCGTCGCCGACAATATCGTTGTGCCGGTCACGGCCTTTTCTGACACCGACTTCACCTATGTTGAAGGCAAGCCTGGGTTCACCATGGACTACAACGTCCTGAACTCCCTGGCCACTCCCGCCTGGGACACCGCAGCTTTCGGTGACCTTGGCGTGGATGACCAGGCCATTGGCGTCTTCCCGCAAGGGACCACGGCCGGCAACCTTTGCTACGAGGGCATCGCCGATATCAGCCGGGCGCCGATCGAGATGCGGACCAACCAGGCGATCATGCGAAGTATCAATTGGGCTGGGAACAAGGCCCTGGTTCCTGGCCGTTCCCACTACGTCAACACGGCATTAACCGCTACCGTCAACACAACAGGCCAGCAGATCGGGGCCGTGACCGCCAGCAACAAGATGGTGATCGTCATTCGGGTGATCTCCGTTTCCGGCTCATCTCCTACCCTGGACGCCGTAGTCAAGTCAGACGATAACTCGGGCTTCACCTCGGCTACAACCCGCCACACCTTTTCTCAAATGACCGCGGCCAGTCACTTTGTTGGGGATATGACAGCAACCGTCACCGACGATTGGTGGCGTGTCGCTATAACGATCGGCGGGACCAACCCGAGTTTCAGTGTACTAATCTCGATGGGCGTAGTCGCAGACGTAGTTTAAGGAGCAGAGCCTATGGCCCGAGTAATGGGCGACGAAGTTAATTTCAGCTTCAACGCCGTGGCAATGGAAGGGGAGCTAAACAGCGTCGACGTCAATTTCGAGGTGCCGACGCCCGACATCACCTCGTTCAACGATGCCTGGCAGAACCGGCTTGCCAGTAGCAAGAAAAACACCACCATCGAGCTGCGGGGCTTTATGAACCAAACCGCCTCCCAGATGGAACGTGAGCTCCTAGCCGCTATGGGCGGTGGCACTAAGTCCACGGTCCTGGACTTCACGGGATCCGGGCCAGGGGCCAGTGACCCGGAATACCAGTGTACGGCCTCGGGCCTGACTGGATCCCTTGTCTCGCGGGTCAGGCTTTCTCTGGCTCCCAACGGAGTTGGTGAGGTCGAGGCCACTATCCAGAACAGTGGGAACACAACCAGGGCAACGTCGTAAACGAGCAGAATGATTCCTGTGATAATTTCAGTTGTACGCAATCATCGTACAACTGAGGAGGTAAGCGATGGCACGAGTAATGTCCGACACCGATTTCGCATATGCCGGCGTAGCGCTCGAAGACGAGCTAAACAGCGCTGACCTTAACTTCGAGGTACCGACGCCAGACATCACCTCGTTCTCCGACGCCTGGCAGAACAGGCTGGCCGGGAAGCCGAGTCTCCAGGTCCAGGGCTCGGGGTTCTGGGATCCAGCATCATCTCAGGGCGACGCCACAATTTTCGGAGACCTTGGTGGCGCCGGTCAAACCTTCGACGTGGAACCCGACGGGGCCACTGGCTACAACGGGTATGCAGTCCTCGAAAGATACTCAGTCCATGCCAGGGTCAATGAGCCGGTCACCTATGACGTCTCGATGCTCCACAACGGCACGTCCGCAGCCGCAGACGCCGCCGCACCTAATCGGGCTTAATAGCTGTTCGGGATGCGGTTGAATAGCAACTGGTGAAATTATTTCACTAGTTGAGGAGGAGTTTATGGTCTTAGACAACAGGACTACGGCAGCGGACGATGGCATAGTGGTTGGTCCTTTGCCTGCGCTGGATGCCCCGGACAAGCTCCCAGACCTGAGCCACTTCAAGATCCCACCCGTCTGGGTATCTTCCGACGATTGCGAGGTGTTCGTCGGTCAGGTGATAGAAGACGGCAAAGTTGCAGTTCAGGGCACGGCCTACAACGTCCACAAGGGCGAGAAGGTGGCGGTTCTTCCCTTGAGGAACATGCGGCAAACTCTCGACATCATGGCTTTCATGGGCCACGCCGCAAACCAGCCTGGCGATCTGGAATCGATGGGTGCCTGGTCACTTTCTCTCGACGACAAACTAGAGGATCTACTGGAAACGGTTGCCAACCACGTCGTCGCCTGGACCTGGACTGGTATGGCCGGTGAGCCGTTGCCCCAGCCGTACAAACGGCCTGATGTTCTCCGGGCACTGGAGACCGACGAATTCCGGTATCTGTTCCTGCTGTTGCAGGAGAACAACCCGGAGGCCCGAAAAAACGGATCAGGGCCCTCGGCTACCACTTCTGGGCCGATGGGCCAGACACCAGACCAGGGTTAATAGCTAAGTACTGCGAGATCCTTGGTTGCACACCCAAAGAAGTGTTAGAGCAGGACCCGATAATCGTCAACGAGATGATCGAGTACAAAGCGGCTCGAGCTGCTTTTGCAAAATGGACAGAGACCAAAGGCGATAAGAAGGGCATGACACCCCAAGAGTTGGACCTGATACACGACATGATCGTTTTCAACAACGACCGCGTGGAGCAAAAGAGTGGCGGTTGATGCAGCTACACTAGCGGCCAAGATCTCCGTCGAGGGTGCTGACCGGGCCAAGCGTGAATTGACCGGCTTCTCTGGCGCGGTCGAGAAGAACGCGCAACAGCTCAGAAAGATCGGTATTGGTCTCACCGCGGTTGGTGCCACCATCACTGGCATCGGCGGTATCGCTCTGAAAATGGCGATGGACGTGACGGAGTCCGAGAATCTCTTCGACGTGGCCATGGGCGACATGGGTGCCTCGGCCAGAGAGTTCTCCATCAGGCTCCGTGACGAGCTGGGGCTTAACGAGTTCAAGATCCGAGAGAACATCGGTGTCCTATTCCAGATGACGTCGGCCATGGGGATCTCCCGGGACAGCGCATTTCAGATGGCCACCGGACTAACTGAGCTCTCCCAGGACATGGCTTCATTCTTCAACCTCAAACCGGAAGAGGCGTTTTTGAAGATCCAGTCTGGGATCGTGGGTGAGATTGAGCCTCTTCGCCGGCTTGGTATTCTGGTCGACGAGACCACGACCAAAAACGCTCTTATGACGGCCGGCTTGATCGAGCAGGGCGACGAGCTCTCGCAACAGCAAAAGGTCATAGGGCGGTACCTGGCTATCCTGGAGCAAACGACCAATGCTCAGGGAGACTTAGCCCGGACCATCGACAGTCCGATCAACCAGCTCCGGGTTCTTCGCTCCCAAATCGAGGCGTTGCTTATCACCATCGGCAACCAGCTCATACCCATCGTCACGCCGTTAATCCAGAAATTCACCGAAGTGGCCCAGGCTCTTGGCGAGTGGGCCAGGGAGCACCCTGGCCTTACCAGATTTATCGTTATCGGGACCGCGGCGATCGGAGCGTTTGCCCTGGCCCTCGGCCCGATCCTTATCATGCTTCCGGGCCTGGTAGCCCTCGGGCCTACAGTGGCGGCGGCCACGTCCATGATGGCTGGCGGGTTCGGCCTCCTAGTTGCTGCCATCAATCCGGCTGGCCTGGCTATAGCGGCCCTGGCCGTGGCCTTCGGCATGAACCTGGGCAATATGCGGGATAACACCGACAATCTCCTCGGTCAGATCATCGGCAAGTTCCAGGACTTTATCGGTCATCTGATCCAGTCCGAAGAGCAGATAGCTACCATGTCCGGTGAAATGGATCAATCCGAGTTGAAGATGTTCGATCTTCAAATGGCCTACCGGAACTTGGGCCTTCAGATTGAAGAGGTGACCTTCGCGATTGGAGACATGGAAGCTGGGATGATCGCCGACCGCGACGCCGGAGAGAAATTACTCGGAACATTGGAGCGCAACAGGGCCGCAGTTATCAGTCAAATGGAGGCCCTGGCCCTTGGCGGTGCTGCGGCCCAAAACTTCGCCTCAGTTGTCAACAGCGAATTCATTCCTGCGGTTGCCGAAGGTACGGTTCGGCTCTCGGCTTGGGCCGAGGCCAGCAACCTAGCAGATACAGCAGCTCAAGATCTTGTCCGTAGGATCTCAGAGGCCCAGCATCCTCTGACTACTTTCGCTCAGGAAACGGATAACGTGGCCGACTCTTTCCTTGACCTGGTCAACCAGTTCAAGGCAGTGGGGTGGGAGACAGAGCGGTGGACCGACCTGGTGGGCACACTTGCCGAAGCCCTCGAAGGAGACATCGACACGGCTATGCAAATCGTCAAAGAGCAGATGCAGTCATTCGTCGACGAAACGCTTCTGGTCGGAGAGGGTCTCGGCTCAGTCAACGCTCTTCTCCAAAAGTTTGGCGATGATCTCACGATAGAAAACCAGATTGCGGTGTGGGAGATCCTGACAGAGAAACAGGATCTCGCCAACGAGAGTTTACAAAGCTACATTGACACCGGCCTTTCGATGCAGAACGTGGACCTGGGTCGTTCGCCAGTGGGATTTGGCTTAAGTACGCAAGGTCTGGGCACCGCCTTTGGTCAACGGCATATCGGGGCAGTTGGCACTGCTCTCGGGATGCCTCAGCTCACCGCGGCTGAGTACGAAAGGTTTATTGGTGGTGGAATGAACCGGGTCCAATTCCTTCGGGACATCCAGACTGGCCGGGAGCCTTTCGGCTTCGCCCAGCAGGACATCCATAACCTCGGGCTGGTCGGACAGGGCGGGTCAACCGGTCCCCGAATGTCCGGCGCCCACCCGGGAGCAGGCACAAGCCTCAGTGTGAATATCAACGGCCCGGTCTATGGCCTCCACGACCTCGAAGAGCAAGTTATGGAAGCTATAACCCGGAGATCCCGGGCCGGTGGCTTTGATGGAGTGATCCCACAGTAATGGCCAACGAATTCAGACATGGGGACGTCGGTACGGAGCTTACTGAGGCCGAGTACGATTCCCTTACCGGCCACTCTTTTGCAAGCCAGGCCACAGGCGACGTGATGTACGCGTCGTCCACTACCCAACTGACCCGGCTAGGGATCGGGTCGACGGGCCAGGTGTTGGTGGAATCTGGTGGAATTCCGGCATGGTCATCGACAATCGCCGCGGCGCTCACCTTCACGGCCAACCAGACCTTTAACGACAGCGTGGAAACCAGGTACGGCACCGGTGGCGATTCTCGTATCTACTACAACGGGACTGATACTTTCTGGGATTTGAGGAGAGTAGGCACCGGTGATTTGATGATCGCCCTGGCGGGTAGCTTCCCAAGCCCTGACCCAGGCGCAGTGCATATTTGGGCTGGAACGGCTGGTTCCCAGGCAGCGCATTCGGAAGCGATGTTCGTCCTAGAAGACTCCGGGAGCATGACTGCCCAGGTGCTTTTACCGGATGCTAATGAATTTAGCCTCAGGGTTGGAGGCCCCACTAGTAGCTCTAGCGGTGTGCTCAGATATTACATGCCCTCGGCTACACCAGCGAATACATGGGGTATTTACACCGCCGCCACTGAGCGAATAAGAATTAGTGCCAACGCCTTTGCCTTCCAAGAGGCAACTACAATTAGTACTACTACTGGTAATATTACTATTGGAGCCGCTGCAGGTGCAGATGTTCTTATTGGTGATGATGTAACGATCCTAGCTGTTGACGGTGGGACAGGGAATGTTCTGATAGGGGCTCCAACAACTACCACGCATGCCCTCAACATCCTTACGACAGGAGAAGACGCAACGCACGTTGAGTCAACGACCGCTGGTTCTGTTGGCCCCCAAGTAAGGTACTATCACAACAGCTCTTCACCGGCCGATAATGACGATATAGTGACATTTGCCATTTACGGCAACGACGATGGCGCTACCTCACGAATCCCTGGCTTGTGGGCAGTTCGTTTCAAAGATGTAACCAGCACAACAATGGACAGCGAAATGCGGTTCAGTGTTATGAATAATGTGAACTCAGGAAACGCCAACACCACAGCCACACTGACCTCTGCAGGAGTCTGGACAGATGCGTCGGGCGAAAAGTATAAAGAGTACGAAGGTACATCCTGCCAGGTTTGGGGTGGCAGGGATGGCTACGTAATAACGGACAAGCTAAAACAATTGCAGTTCGGGCGGTATCACGCCATCGGCAGCGTAGTCGACGACATTCACGAGAGACATGTCAGCCCCACCGCCGAGGCATTCTACGACCTGTTTGGGGTGGGCCGTGATCCCCGCGAAGTTATTCGCGGGGAGACAACCCCCGGTCTAGCTGCCAAGGACATAGCCGGGGTTGCTTTGTTGGGAGTGCAGGAACTTATAGCAAGGGTTGAAGCGTTGGAGGCCCGATAATCATTTTTGTAGGAGTACAGCTGAACGACCGCGAGGAACAGGTCGCCCGGGCCAAGACGACGACCCTGGCCTAGTGTCTTATTCGGCCCGTAGCTTTCGCAGGAGGAGGAATAGAATCGTGCGCAAATTCGAGAACCCTGAGCTTAAAGACCGGTACGGGAAAACGTTGACGGTCACGTCGGCTATCTGGGATCGCCACTCCAAGATCGAGGCTGTACCGGTAACGCCTCGCCGAATGCTCCTGACTGCGGTCTGGGCACAGCCCGAGGGTAAGCCAAAGGGTGACGAGCAGTTCAGCAGAAAGATGACCAAAGTCCTCGACGCCCTTGAGCCCCAGGAAAAGAAGGGGAAAGAAAAGCTAGAGATCAGTACCGAGATTTTGGAAGACATCCGCAAATGGGTAGGCCCGAGCATCATTATGATCTTCCCGATCGACGGCGTCGCGTTGCTCGACCAGTTCGACGAGGTCATAGATGGTAAGGCACCGCCGGACAACGGCCACAAAGAGCTAACAGACCTGGAAGAGGCTACCAAGTCGGTAGAGGTTTAGATGCCGGACGCCACCTACACGCTCCTGGTCGATTGGGATAACAATGGGGTCTTCACCGGTACCGGCGAAGACGTCTCCAGTCGGATCCAGCACCTCGAATGGAGCCGAGGCCGGGACCGGGCCTCCCAACTCACCGGCCGGTCGATTGCAAGCCGCCTCACGGCGATCCTGGACAACCGGTCCGGGGACTATAGCTCGTTCAACACCTCTAGCCCGATCGCCGGCAACATAAAGCCAGGCCGGAAGGTCAGGCTCCAGGGGGGGTCTGGTAGCTTCCCTTACACCTTCCCGATCGTCTTCAACGACAAGAGCCAGTTCAACGGGTACTTGGAATCCCTGAAACCTCTCCCCAGCCTTCACGGAGCCCACAAAGTAGTTCTGGAAGCAGAGGGGCCTCTGGGCCATTTTGGTGGCAACGAGGTGCGCCGAG